TTTCTTTGTATCTTCAAGACCTTCTTGTTCACCTGTAATTACAACAGGATCATTCTTACTTTTGTACTTTGCAACTTGTGGTCTTTCATTACCACCACCACCAAAACACATAGCTAGTTCTCCAATACTCTGTTAGTTAACATAGTTTCTTTTTGTCTAAGTTGCTGTTCGATTAGATAGTCAACAACAGACCTCTGCCCTGAACGATACCACACTTCTCGATCTGATAGCGATAGGTCTGGGCATCTGTTAGGAAACACAGCATCTAAAGCTTGTATAAGTTCGTCAGTAATTACTGGTAAAGACACAAAAATTAAAGAGCTATCTCTATATTATATGTTAATGTGAAAGTAACAAGGAGTGGTTACCTTGTTGCAACGCTAAGAAAACCTCAAGGGTGTGGTTCCTCTTGGGGTTTTCTTTATGGAAACTTGTGCTATATTGTTTATTAAGTTCAAGACTTCGGTCACTTTCCAAAGCCTACAGCCCTCAGGTTTATGAGAAGGTGCTATCAAGAACGAGGGGGTAACTAAGTAACCAGACCTGATAAAGAGTGGATTAAGTTCCACCTCCTCACTTTCAGAGCGTCAGTTGCTTTTTAAATCTTTCTGCCGATCTCACGTTTAGGTTAACTAACCTCTGACCTAAATTAAGTGTGCTACTAGGAAAGATAAGAGGTTTACAAAGAAGCACTAACAACCCATGCTACTGCGTTGTTGGTGCTTTCTTTTATGGGTTCCAAAGTTTTACTTCACCTGTATTGTAATCATAATCTCCTTCTCTCAGTATTCTTGTAAGCCTTGCATTCAAGATAGCATCAGCAATTGTATAACCTTTCTTAGTATATGTCTCCTGTACCTTAGACCATAGTGCTTCTTTCGTGTCAGGTGTATTAGCTAAAGTCTTTGAAGCAGTAACCATACCCATACCTTTGATACCAAGTATTCCGTCACCTGCATCACCAGCCAACGACATCTCAAACCAATGCCTGTCTGCTTTCTTGTTTGTAATATGTTCTATCGAATCATCAGCTATAAGTTTGCATGGTAGTGTTCTCATATCTTTATCAACTGAAACTATTATTGGGTCTTTATATCTACCATTTGTAGCAAGCAAACCTAGTACGTCATCACCTTCAAGGTTTGGATAGGCTACAGTTTCATATCTTTCTTTTACTTCTTTGATAACACTCTTGAGTGCTAGTGGTTTACGTTTACCTATTCTGTTAATCTTGTACTCAGGAAATATCTCATGTCGAAATGTAGGGTAAGAAGTAAAGCACATAACTATGTCATGTTTACTGTCAGCAATACTTCTATAAACATCTAGTCTGTTCTCTATCAGATTTAGTATGTCTCTTTCATCAGAGTGAAGAGTATGCTCCCAATCATTCCATCTTGTGTCTTGCTCACAGGCACAGCAAGAATTG